GCGGCAGAGTTACGGAAATGTCTTCCCAGTCGTAAGCGCGACCGTTGACAGACATAATGCCCTCCTTGCTTCAACCGTTGCGACAAAGGAAGCTACGGATGAAGACAGCAATTAGTTACGCGACATATCAGCGGAAGAACCGCTGTCGCCATCCGTAAGCCGCAAGGCGGCCAACGGCTGCCGCTACGCCGCGATTTCGTAGCTTTCCACGCGGGGGTCGAAGTTCGACCCGGCATAGGTGTAGCGGTTGTACAGCTTGATTTCGCGTATGATGGGGATGCCAATAAGGGTTATTTCCACAGAAACGCCGTTGTTCACAATGTCCTGCCCGGAGGGGATTTCGACGACATAGGCCGCAAGCTCTTTTGCGCCCACCATAACGTCAAGGGCGTTTTCAAGGTTCGATTTCAAGTAGGCCAGCCCGCTTTCACTGTCCGGGCGGAGCGGGTCCCCGGCTTCGTCGTACATGCTCATAAGCGCGGCCTTGCGGGTCAGGCGTACTGCCTTGAACACGGTTCGCAGCACTTCTTCGTACTGCATGTCGCTGATGTCCTCCGCCATGGTGCGGCTGTCGCCCCAGTAAGCCCCCTCAAGCCCGGCGTACTTCTTTGCCGTCTGGTATCCGGCGTCTTCAAGCGTCGGCTGCACAGCTTCCCAACCCTCCGGCAAGGTAAGCTGGCTTATGGGACCGTCCTTAACCCGGCCTGTTGCCCGCTGCACAGGGATGGAGGTAACACGCCCGGCCTGTAAATCGGCAGCATTGCGTAGCCGTGCGGCTCCGGTCGTATCAACAATTTCCCCATATTGGGCGCACACGGTCACAAAGCGCCCGGCAAAGCCCTGCCGTTCCACCAGCAGCGCCGCCGCATAATCGTTCAGGTCTTCACCGTCATACGGCAGGCGGGTTTCCAGCTTGAAGTACGTCGGGCGCTGGCGGTTCCAAAGGTCTTCGGCCTTGGCTTCTGCGGCAGCCCAGTCCACGGAATCAGACGGGCCAACAACCCGCACAAATTCCACATCATAAATAGCCAGCGGCGATTCCAGAGCGTCCAGAACGTCCACAATGGACGGAGTGGGCGGCAGCAGGCGGCAAGTATACGTTGTCCCAGCCGTATAGTTTCCGGTGGGAAAATCCAGCCTGACCCCGAAGCCGTCAAGCTCCACTACGCCGTTGACAGGGATTGTCCGCGCCTGACCGTAATTGTCCCCACCGTCCGAAGACAGGCGGTACGTTCCCATATTGCGGTCACCGCCTTTGACAACCTGAACAACAAGTTCAGCGCCAGCCAACACCCCTGAAGCCTGTTCCGTAACGGTCGGCATGGGGCTGTCCACGTCCCCGATTCTGTACACCGGCCCCACGGCACAACGGACCGTGAACGTGTACACGCTCCCCTGTTCCAGCTTTGCCCCGGTGTCAAAAACAAGCGTGGCCCCCGTAGGAACCTCCCCGAAACTGACCGGATTCTGGGCCGCCGCTGGAACCGGGGCGGCAAAGGTCTTTCCACCATCCGTGGAAATTTCAAGCATGGCCGCGCCCAGGTTGCCGCCGGTCTTCACGCGAACCGCCACATCAGCGTTTATTGAGGGATAGCCGGAAACCGTGGCAGAAACTGCGGTTCCGGTCACGGACAGGTCAGAAATGTAGCTTCCGGGCTGCCCCTGAACCGGCACAGCCACAATATACGGCTCCTGACCGCCGGTAATAAGCATATCGCGCACACGCTCTACAAGCGGACCACTGCCAAGCATGGCCCCAAGGTCCGTCCGTTTGCCGACAAGGTACGCCTTGCCGACCTTACCAGCAGAACACACGCCCGCCACAATAGCCTTGCCGTCAACACCGCCGGAAACAATGCCCGACGTGCCGTCAATGAGATAGTGAAGTACGTCGCCCATGACTTACCCCATGCGCCCGCCGCCAACGGGACGGGACTTGAGTTTGTCCAGAGCGGACACATAGTCCGCATTGGAAACCATTTTCCCGGCCTCCCAGCCCATAAGGCGGCCCAAGGCGGCCTGTTGCCACGTCGGGACGCGGTGGCGGTCGGCCAGCACGTTCAGGCTTTCAAGCTCCATGTCTTCATCCTGTGTGACGGTTCCCCGTGCATCCGAAGTGTCCGTGGAAGCCGACGACCCTTCGGACGGCTGCCCCGCATTTTCCGGCATGCCCGCCGCTGCCGTGGCCGTGTCGGCCTTTTGGGATGAATCTTCCGCGCCGCCGTGGGATGCTTCCGCATTTTCGGCAATCTGGCCCTTGGTTTCGGCTGCTTCTTCTTTTTTCTTAGGCATTGCGGCCTCCTTTCCAATGAGTATTGATGGTGAACGTAGGGATTAACTGTTCCACCTCTTCCGCCGTGATTCTCCACTCGAAAGACAGACTGAACAGTTCATTGACCTTGGAAAAAACCTCTATAACGGAGTTGCCAACGCGCTTGTCCGCCGCCCGCCCGAAGGTGGCTTTCTCTGCCCGGATTTTGACCCAGTTTCCCCGGTCGTCATTGGCTCCACGGGGCAATTTTGCCACAAAATCATGGCTGAACGCGGCCAGCCATGCCCGGTCTTCCGCCAGTACGTTGGCCGCAACCGAAAGTTCTACGGTATAAAGTTCCTTTTTGCGGACAAGCTCCGTCGCTGTGCGGGAGACAGACAGGGAGCGCCCCGTGCGGTGGTAGCGTTCCGGCAAGAACTGGATCTCCACACGGGGGCGAAACAGGGTAAGATTGTCCTTCGCCGTCTGGTCAATAACCCGGCCTTCGGGAAGCCCGGCAGCCTGTGCGGCAGTGGTAATAACGGCGGTTACGAATGCCTGCATCATTTCCCCCGCAGGGCGTCAGCCAAAAAGTCAGAAAGAATGGCTTGCACTTCTTCCATGTCAGCCTTTGAAACGCCGATATAGGGACGTGCCGGAAGCGTCGTTTTTTGTCCCCGCCCGGCCTGTCCGCCAAAATGCTGTATGCGTGCGTATTTCACGTTGCTTCCCGCTCCGACCATCACCTTGTCGCTGGTGGCGGCATAGTCGAGGGAACGCAAAAGCAGGGCGGTGTCCGTCAACGTCTTTCCCCCTTCCTGTTCCGCACGCTGTGACGGCGTCCACTTGGTCCCCTGCGGGTCTTCTTCATCAGAAAATCGTTGTATTGTACCGGATACAAGGGCTTCGCCTACGGTTGCCATCAGTCGCTTACGGTCGGCCAGCTTCCGCCCGGCACGCTCGACCATACGGTCAAGGCCCCCCCAGTTCAGGGATACACCAGACTTTCCCGCCATAATTACAGCCCCCGGAGGTCAAAAAATGGGGGACGGCTGATAACCGCAATACTGGCTTCTTCCCGGTCGGGGTTCGCTTCCTGCAGTGGAAGCTTGGTCTTACCGGCGGCAATACTCGCCAGAAGGTCCGTGCAGTAACGCCATTGTTTTTGCAAGGGGAGCCATTCGTTATCGGAACTGGCTTCGCTGGCGACCAGTGAAGTAATGGCCTCAACAACCCGGTACGCGCTGACAACCGCCGCTATGTACCGGACAAGCTCCGGCACTGCGGGCCACGGCTGGGGATAACGATAGGCCAGCGCGTCCCCGATTTCACCGGATACGGCGGCAATTGTCCGCTCAACGATACCCGGATTCTGGCCTTCGCACGCTTCAACATATTTTGCGTGCAACAGGTCCACTATTGCCGCCCGGTCACACAGCAGCATGGATGCCCCCTTTCCTGACGTTTTGGACTAGTCTTAGACTAGTCTAAAGGATTCAGCCCTAGCCCTGCCGCCCGAAGGCTTTTTTCTCACCTCCGGGCGGCGTAGAGCGTCAGTCCACCACCACAGCCTTGCACGACGCCCGCGAAGGCCGGGCCGGAAGGGGCTTCGCCTGCCCGATAAGCATAATGCCGCTGTCGTCGTCGCGGGGGACGGGGACGATATGCAGGGGCGTGGCCGCATTGTTGGCGCTGATGGAATCAATAGCGCAGTACCAGACCGTGCCGGGATGATTCGTTGAAACCGCCACCAGTGTTTTGGGGTCCAGCTTCGGCAGCCAGTCCTTTTCGTTGTCGGGGTTCGGGTATGTTTCATCCATGAAGTTGATAACGTAGCTGCCTACGATGATTTTTCCCTGTTCAAGCTGCACCCGGTACGGCTTGCTTTCGGTCGTGGACGTATAACCTTCCACAATGCCCAGCAGCACGGACACAACATCCGTACCGGCCCAGAACTCCACCTTGCCGCCAAGCCCGGCCTGCTTGACGGTAAGTTCCATCCCACGCAGCAGCTTGTACACATCGGGCAGCCGCGACGTAACAGCCAGCTTTGCTTCGGGCGTAAAGGCCAGCAACGGCCCGTAATCGACTTCGTAGACTTCGCGGCGGCCACCTTCCAGTTCAACGGGCCACGTCAGCTTGCCCGTAGAAAACACCACCGAACACATGGCTTCCGTGGTGTTGCGGACCGTCTGGCGCACCTGTTCCACCTTACGGGTTCGCCACCCGGCCACGGCGGCGGAATTGCCCATAATAACCTTAAGGTCGTTAAGTTCCGAAGCCGTAACGGGAATTTTGACCTTGACGGGCAAGGGAGCGATAAATTCCATGTTGGCCGTTTCCCCTTTAAGGGAAATGGGCGTTCCGTCGCGGCGCACCACGGGAACCGTCTGCACCACGGAAACAAGCTCGGAAATGCCGATAAGCGGCAACGGGTGCGTGGGGCGCTGTTTGAACAGCCCGTCCATAATCGTGGTTTCCATGGGCGGGAGGGTATTCAACGATTCCGCAATGGCAACCGGCGTAAAAAGGCCCTTCAACTGTGCAAGCATAACAATTTGCTCCTGTTAGGCGGGTAGCAGTGCTAGACGGCAAAAACGCCGCGTTCCGCCAGCTTGGCGAGTTGCGCCCCGCTGGGGGACTGACCGTCGCCGGTTTTAAGAAGACGGGTTTTAACCGTGCCATGAACCACGGAAGCAACGCTTTTTTCTCCATTGCTCCCCGTAGGGTCGCAAGGCTTGTCGACCACGGCTTCCGGGTAAACGGCGGCAGCATCAGAAGACAGGTACGGCTCATAGGCCACATCGTCCCCGCTGGCCTCAACCCGCTTCAGCAGGGTTCCCACTTCAAGCCGTGACGTAACCGTCGCGGACAACGGCAAATAGTGAATGACGACGGGATGGTCGTCCGTGGCGGCGCGTTCTCCGCCAAAACTGAATTTTCCAAGCATTCCCTCATTCATGATGGGCTCCTACAGTTTCGCGGCCATCTTGGCCGGGTCAAAGGCCGGGGGCTGCTCCCCGGAATGCGCCGGGAGCGTGGACGAAAACTCCATAAACCGTTCGTCCACGGGGCGGGCTTCCAACTCGCGGAAATACCGCTCTTCCATGGTCAGAGCTTCGTGTTTGCCGTCAGGTGCGGAAAAATCCACAGTGCCGGACGATTCCCCCAACTTTGCGGCAAAGCTCAAAATGCCGTCCTGTTCGGCGGGCTTGACCTTGCCGGACTTGACCAGAGCGGCCACGCGGGTCTTGCGACGCTCATTTTCAATCGTGCCTTTGTAGGCGCTGAATTCGGCGCTCACTTCTTCAGCCTTCTTTTCGGCTTCGGTTTTGGCGGATTCCGCACTGTCCTTGGCCTGCGTGGCTTCATCCTTGCCCGCCTTGAGAGTCGCATTTTCAGCCTTGAGGGCGTCTATCTGGCCCTGCAGTTGGCCCACCTGCCTTTGCAATTCTTCCACTGTCATGGTGTCGTCTCCTTCTGTTGTGACGGCCTCCGAAAATTCCACACATATGGAGTCGCCGCCGTTATGCAGTTCCACAGCTTCCAGACCGTCAATGGCAGGCTGTGCCGCGCCCAGCAGCGCCACATGCCGGAGGGTTACGCGGTCGGTCATGAGTGACATTGAAACGTGGCGATAGTGTTTTTTTGCCACCAAATCCTTGACGACGCCCGGAACGTGCGCGAACAGCGCAAACAATTTGTTGCCTGTGCGCTTGAGTTTTTGCACCCAGCCAAAGGCCGGGGCCGCGTCAGTTTTGGGATGCCCGAAGACCAGGGGAGCATCCCTCTTCTGCGGGTCATATGCCGCTACAATGGCGTCAAGGTCGCCTTCCGTGAACGTCTGTTCCCTCCCGGCGCTGTCCGTGAATGTTCCTGTGCGGGCTATTTGCACCCATGCTTCCCCGTCCATTCCATCCTCCATGGTTCATGCGGCGGCCATCGACGGGCCGCGCTGCTCTTCGTAGCTCTTCCGGTTCAAAGTCGGGTATTTGTCGAGGTCCAGACCGGCCAGCCAGTCCTTGCCGGGATTATTGCGGAATCCTGCATCAGCGCCGGGGCGGGCAACGTGGTATTCCATGCCTGTTTTGGGGTCTGTCCACATTGAGTCGCCGGGCATTTCAGTTTGCACTGCCAAGCCCATAGCCCGAACTTGCCGCTCCGAAAGCGTGCGGACAGTGCAACGACAGCGAAAGCCGTTCGGCGGATAGTTGGCCCCCCAAAAAGCATGGTCTGCGGGATAAACAACACCGTGCAGAATTGCATGCGACGGACGCCGCCGCCGGTCTTCAACAGTGATGTACTGCCAGTAAGGACGGGTTGACCTGACCGCCTGCATTTTCTTCCAGCGCCCGGCGGCATACGCGGTCTGCATGTTGGTCCGAAATATGTTTTCAACGCGAAAGTCGCGCCAGCCTTCCGTTTCAATAACTTCCGCAACACGCCCCTTGAAGTCGGACAGGGTTTCCCCATTTTCCAGCGCCGCTTGCAAGGCGTCACTTACAAGCTGCACAAGGTCCCATTCCGCCAGCCCCGCCACATAAAACGCCCGATGTCTGGCCCCGGCGTCCATTTCCTTGACTTCGCCGCTGGTCAGCTTTGCACGTTGCCGCCAAAATTCGATGGCTGCGTCAGGGGCTACCGGACGGCCTACGGCCTTGGCCTCATTACGGGCATACACGCGCATATTATTTGTCCTCGTCTATTTCCGCCTGTACGGCTGCCGCACCGTGCCCGGCAGCGGCAGTCATGGCACGGGCCAGCAGCCGTTCCAGTTCGTCCGGTTCCATGCGCGGAGCCAACAGTTCCACAAGCGCAAGCTCCGCATCGTCAAAGCTGGTGGCGGATTGAATCGCATTCTCAACTTTCTTGACAAAATCCCCGCTGGCTTTGAGTACGTCCGGCAGCATGGCCTTTATGGCCACGTCCAAGTTGCGTTGCGCTTTCTCTGCTATGGTCACTTCTTCCTGTTGCGCGGAAAAATTAGCGTCAGCGCCCGGAACAGTGACAGGGCGCACCGTAAATTCCGATGGCTTCAGGCCGTAGTTGTCTATGAAATGCTCCGCAGTAAACGCCACGCCAATGTCCGTAAGCTTCTTGTCCAGTTCCGCCCGTGATTTCAGGTCTTCCGGCTCTTCATAGTCAGCCAGCGGAGCAAGCACCCCCGGCCCCGCGTTGGCCTGCGCGTACAGCCATGCAATTTCGTTCCAAGCATCGGAAACCATGGCTTTGTCGGCGTCGGCCAAATCGTCCGCCACGTCCTTGTGCGTTTCGGCGGCGGCCTGGCTGTTCTTCCCTTCCATTTCCACAGTCAGGGTTTGGCCCATCAGTATTTTACTTATGGCCCGGTCCTGACGGCTCAAAAAGGTTTCGTGCAAAGCCCCTTGGGTCTGGCCGGATGCAAGCAATTGCACCTTTGCCCCGTGCGGAATGACCGCAACGGCGTCCTGAACCA